TGAGGTACGTTAAGGCTTCCTGAATTAGTTGCGGCTGTCCATGAGTGTCCTATAACTGTTAAAGAGTTAATTTGTGCTGTTTCTGATACATTCTGTACAAAAGCATCAGTAGCAATAAGGGTAGAGTTATCGGTAGGAGACTGAGTTTTAGCTCTAAGAGTAGTTGGCTTGCTTCCAGGACTAATCATGTTACGCTCCAACAAACTTTATCTGTCGCATTTGAACCTATTACATATACAAGGTTGATGTTGCTTGGTGAGATTGTAAGAGATGAACCTGCAGTAAGTTCAAAGCCATTAGCTGTAGTTACACTTGAGTTGCCAATAAATACTGATGCTGTGTTAGTAGACAGAGCTTGAACTACAACACCATTAGTCATAGCTATAGATGATGATGATAATTGAACAGCTGTAACTGCTGAGGTTGTTTGACCTATATTGATTGTTGCTGAGGGAGTTCCAGTGTTGCCAATAGTGTTAGAACCTGCGTTAAGCCCTACAGTACCAATAGAAGCCGAACCTGCACCATTTATAACAGTACCAATAGAGTTTGAGCCAGCAGGTATTGATGGAAGTGAAGTAACTTGAGTCTTTTGTGTGCCGTCTGTTTGAATTGTAGAGGTTGCTAGTCCTGCTGTAGAGATTGTTGCACTTACTGGTAATGGGTTAGCTACTGATACTGCTGTAATAGTTCCAGATTTGTCATAAACAGGTATAGATCCAATTGGGTGAGTGACTGTTGTTGAACCATCGGTGTATTGAGTTCCACCTCCACCACCACCTGTGCTTGTTACGTTAAGGTTACCAGATGCATCTATATTCAAAGGTACAAATGAATCTATATCCGTCCGGTATCCCAAAGGAGCAACAGTTTCTACCTTGTATTGTTCATCGTAAGTATTATTAGCAATTTCTTGCTCAGTACGATAAGTGTAGGGTTTGCTTTGGCGATTAGGTGTTGCCATTGAAACGTACTCCTAGTTTAATGTTTTCTAATTTATTTAAATAACTAGCATGTTCAGCTAGTAGTTTTACTTTCAATTCTACTGGTGATGTCTTTGATATCCCGGCTTGTCTTTCAAGGGCTGCTAATCTAGATTTGATAGCACCAGTAGAGTTATCGAGTGTTTTGTTTTTTATTTCCGTCATGAAATAGTCGTTTAATGCTTCTATTTCACCTTTGTATGTTAAGCCTGGATCATTCCATAAAGACTCTATGCCAAACAAGTCGGCTAAGAATGGTACGTTATGATCCAATTCGTAAGTGGCAAATAGTTCATCAGGCGATGATGATACTTTAGTTTCTGCAACTACATGTTCAGTTTTAGCTGATTCTGTAATTGGTTCTGAAACTGGAGCTTCTACTCTGCCTTTTACAATTGGTGGCTCCATTACATTGCAATTCCAGATGAAGTCTTAACCATTTTAGTACCGTGAATTCTTTTACCTTTAAGAGGTACATTGCCGGTTCTTGTGTGGTTTTCACCATTCATTTTAGAAACAACTGGTTGTCCAATGATACTGTTTCGATGTGCAACTTTAACCGATACTTTAGTTCCTTTGGTAGGTACTTTGTAGCTTCCGTGTGAGTTATTCTGAATCATAACTTTAATTTCCTTTCGTTTTATTATGTGTAATATACGCAAACATTAGGTGCTGTAGTAGCTGATATAACAATGAATGCTCCGTGTGTAGCATTAACGCCAGTCTCTTGATCTAGTGCGAATGAACCAGTAACTGCTCCACCGCCTACATATAGCACTGGGCCAGATGCTGCTGATGCGTTGTCATAAATTGTTATAACTGTGTCGGCACTTCCTGCTTTGGTAATATTAACGTTTCTAATTACACCGTTTCCTGCCTTAATAACAGTTCCGGCTGTAGTAGCTGTAAATGTTGATACTTGTGTCATATTATCCTTTACCAGTCGTATTTAGCTGATTTATCTGCAACTATTTCTTCGACTAAGTTTTTAAGTTTTTGCCAGTTATTTTCGAGTGTGTGTTTTTGTACTTCTTTAAGTGCATTGGCTTTTAATTCATTTCGTAAATTACGATCCGTAACTAACTTTTCTAATGCTTCAAACCAATCTTCAGAAGTGTTATTAACTAGAAGTCCTGTCTTTCCTTGTTCAACTACATCAGTAAATGGTGGGATGTTAGAACCTATAAAAGCTGCTGGTATCATTGCTGATTCCATCCACTTAATTGGTGTCTTGTTTCGGTTAAACTCTGTATCTTCTAATGGTGCAATACTAATGTCTGCATTAATATTTGGCCATATATCAGTTAGCCAGTCGTAACCTACCTTGCCATAGTCAAACTTAAATCTTCCTGTTGGCAAGTATCCTTTAGCTTTACAGCCTACAAAATGAACTCGTACGTTCTTGTACTTATTCATAATCTGCTGTAATGCTTCCATAACTCCAGTGTTTTCTAGGTCAGGTGTATGAGCCGATCCTCCAAAGAATGTGATTACTACTTCAAATTGATTATCGAAGTAATTGTGTTTGTAGCCACTAATGTAATTAGGCAGTACATAAATCTTACTATCGACAAAGCTTTTCTTCTGATAATGTTTCTGTAATCTTTTGTTGGTTGTCACTATATATGGTGCTTCCTCAATCATACGTTGCATTAACCATTGATCTTCTTTTGTCATTTTAAGCCAAAACGGGTTAGTGTCGGCAATGTTATATATGTCATCATCATCATCTATTACAAACTTAGTACCATACTTTTTGCCTACCACTTGGGATAGAGCAAACATAGAGCTATCTGTATAGTAAGATGACCAAACAATATCGTATTGTCCTATCTTTTCCGCCTGTTTAAGCAATTCTTTTTCGGTTAGCTTATCTTCTGTTGTTAATTTACTGATATCTATCAGGTGCGATTGATGGTCTATTTGCCAATCAACATGTTTTGCAAGTTCTTGAAATGGTCGAATGATGCGCCAGATATGTACTGCTGAGACGTCTTTATCCTTTTTGGATGTATCGTCATGTATTAGCAATACTTTCATTTGCTCATACCTTTGGATTGACCTAATCGGTGTAACTCATCGGTACGTTCTTCTATTTCTTTAATGTCGTTTCTCCGAGTTGCTTCTATAAGTTTGTATCTAGCATTCATGATGTCAGGATGATTACCTTCTTCACGAATCTGTCTAATCTTATGATTCCACTTGTTACGTTCCTCCATAGTCTTGGCATTTCGTACCATTTCTTCAAGCATGCGTATATCGTGTTCTCTTCCCGGAGATATCATTATTTACTCGCTTTTGTTTCAGGTGTTGGTGTTTGTTTAGGTTCGAAAGCTCCTGAAGCATCTAAATCACGAATGATTACTTTTATTTTTTCGTCATCCATTCCGTACTTTTCAGCTATTGCTAGTCCGCTAAGTCCGTTGATGTGATCTTGAGTAATGCTTTCTGTTGTAGCTTGGGGATTTATTACCGCCATTATTTTTCCTCCTAGTTAATTTGGTAGGGTGCCACCTTCCACCCCATTTGTACGTTTAAAACGTACCATCAAGCAGATCAGACTAAGCTGAAGCTGCAGTCTTGACGTTGTAAATCCAGTTTGCGTTAAGAGTCTTAACTGCAAAAGCTGCTTTCCAACCAATAGTGATGAATAGAGATAGAGGGTTGCTCGTATCTTGGTCACCACCTTGCTTAACGATAAGGCCATTAGGCATACCATCAAGGTCAATAGTTCCGAAGGCTTGCTGTCCGTGGAAGAAGTTAGAGTAAACAGTAACTGTTGAACTCTCGCTTTTCTGGTTAGCAGTAGCTTCGATGAATCGGAAAGTAAATAGCTTTCCAACTTCACCTTTGTACAAGTTGTCGCCATCCTTATAGGTGTGAGCGTTTACCCATACTGAGTCGTTCATGATGTCATAAGATGTATCAGGTCCGATTTTAGCTAGGTAGAAGCCATCGTCATAAGGCATTGCGTTGTTCTTGCGTAGTGATCGACGTACTTTTCGTACTTCAGTAGCTGTTAGAACGTCAGCAGATGCAACGGCTGTTAAAGCAGTCTTTGCGTTTGCGAACTGTACAGTACCACCAGTATACAATTCGTCTCTGATCAAGTTGTCTAATGTTTCAGCCATGTTCTGAGCCATTAAGTCAGTCTTTTCTTTTGCTTCTCGGTCAATTGAAGTTACGAACAATAGATCTGATAGAGCTATTACGTTACCGTATTGAGCGATAGTAGCGCTAACCTGAGCAGCAGTAGGTTGTACTGAAGCAGGGTTAGATTGGTAAGTTGTACCACCACCTTCAGTTAAAGCTGTGCTTGCTGAAGTAAGTGGAGCGTACCTGTTGAACTTAATTGTGTTACCAGTGTTAGCAGGGATTGCGTTCTTCTGAGCGCCTTCTCCGAAAACAATTGCGTTTCTTGAACGAGCCAAGAATCTTTTTTCTAGGTAAGCAATTAGTTCACCAGATAGGGTTGAAACGGATGTTAAAGCCATTTTAGTGAACTCCTATTTGTTAATATTTGTATTGCAAAGTTTTTGTTAGACTTGGTAACCTTTAGCTCGTAAACTTGCTTCCATTTCATCTACTGATAAATCTTCAAACTTCTTTTCAGGAGCTGTGTCTGTACCAGGTGTCATAGCTGCGTTATCTGCTAAGTTGGCTAAACCAATGTTTGCTGATGCTTTGCCTTGTTCCGCTGCTGAACGAGTCAGATCCACTAATCCCTTAGCTACTTCAGCTAGACTTACTTTAGGGTCGATGACCTTAATCTGATTATTGTAAGGGTTTTCACGGACAGCGAGTTTCTTCCATGTTTCGGCAATAGTTTCTTCTAATCTAGGATTGTACTTATCACTCTTTTCATCCAGTTCCGGATACTCCTTTGGGAGGAGAGCTGAGTCTTTTTCTAAATTAGATACTGCTTGCTGTTGCACCAACTTCTGTTCCAAGGCTTGTACTTTTATATCAACAAGTCCATTGGCTGCCTGAGCCGTCATTTGTTCAGCTGCTTTATCTAAGTCTTCTGGCAAGATTGAATCTTGACCTGCGAACATGTCAGAAAGCTTTTGCTGTGGCGGTGGCGTAAATGGAGTTGAGTCGAACCTGCCTAGTTGTTCTTTCAAACTCTTGTTTTCTTCGACTAAACCCTGGATTCGACGTTGGGCTGGTCGAACCTGCTGGCGTTCTACATCACTTGATTGCTCTTGCTTTGGTTCCTCAGTCGGAGCTGTGTCAGACTGTCCTGTGTCAGCAGTACTTTCTTGTGGTGTTGAAGTTGTTGTTTCTTCACTTGCCGAAGGTGTAACGCTGTTGTCTTCTACAGCGACATTGTTTACGGCTGATTCTTGGGGCGTAATTTCGTCCATAGATCTCCTTTGTTATTACGGCTGATATCCCTAGCTCGCAGGGCTGATATAAGTATCAGGAAGTGGCTAGGATGGTGGATTCCTAACCACATCTCAATGCTTAATGATTATCTTTCGTATCATTGGTGTACCATCGTTATCTATTCCGTAAAGCTGATAACCTGGTTCGAGATGTGATGCGTGTGTAAAAGGGCAAGACTGACATATTAATGCTGTACCTTGTTGTCGCCACTGGTGTCCTGTTAATTGTGGCTGAGGTAGCTCATCTAGGTTTATTTCATATGCATCTCCTTTATTTTCTTTGTCTTCGTTCATGTTCGGCCACCGCTTCCGCTGCTTTATAGACTGTTGATTTAATGTCTTCACAGATACTTGCTACAGTGTTAGCTATAACAAACTTCTGGCCGATGTCGGCTAATGCGAGGTTTTCTGTATCACCCATGAACTTACCTGTTCTGAATGTTTCAATATAGTTATCTAGCTTTTGCTCTACTACTTTCCAACCGGGAGTAACAATAATCTCAGCTATTGCTTTCTCTTGGTCTAAGTCAATCTGCTCTTGAAGAGTCTGGTCACTAACCATATCTTCAGTAGCGATTAGAGGGGTATCTGGTATTAAGGATTGGTTATCCATTAGTAACTCCCTTGATTAGGTTGCATAGGCTGTTGTGGTGCTTGTTGTTGTGGCATAGCTTGAGGTTGTTGAACTGGTTGACCTTGAGCTTGCTGGCCAAACATCTGTTGTGCTAATTGCTGAATCTTAGGGTCTTGGAATTGTGGCATTTGCATTGGTGGTTGTTGCTGTCCTGCCATTCCCTGTTCTTGTTCGTTCATCTCTTCATCGCTATGATCTTCAATGATGTCATCCCAGTCTTGGATTCCAGAGTTAATAACTTTAGCTTTGAATGCTTGGGCTAGGTTAAACTTCATGCCATCTTGTTGCAGAGCTTGGTCAATCATCTGTTGGCCTTGTAGGTAGAATGTAATGATTTCAGTTAAAGCTGCATCTTGTGCTTCTTCGTCTTTACTCATGCTAGATGATGCATCAACGCAGAACTTATACTGACCACCAATTAAACTCTTAGGAATAGTAACTTTAGCTACACGATTGTTTACTTTCTTCATAAATCCTTTTAAGTCATCTTCATCGAACTGGTCTTCTACTGTTTCAATGTCATCATCGAATAGGTGGAAGTTAATAGGCTTTTCTTGATTCTCACCAATAAGGTTAATCATGCCTTCGAATAGGTCTTCCATAGTTTTCTCTAACATGAATCTATCCCAGTTGTCTCGTGCATTCTCACGTTGCTGTAAAGCTGCAATAGCTTGTGGTGTCTTGCCATATGCTGGGTTAGCACCATCTGCACTACTAACTGATGTATCGGTTGTACCATTCTGATTAAGTAATGCTGTAGTTAAGAACTGATAAGTACCTTGGAATGTTTCCATGCCTACTGGTGATGTCTGATATGGAGCTACTGCATTAAGGTCTTTCATTAGCCATCTTGCACCGGCTTCTTGTCGTATTGTTGATGCTGTTACATTAGCTAGGTCTACTTTAAGTGGTGGGAATATAGATAGTTTAACTGCATCTAGGTACAAGTTAATTAGTGAGTCTTTAGCTTTCTGAAGTGTAATACCACGTTCAAAGTCACCTAGTCCATAAGGTGAATCAAGTAGTGGGAAACACTGTCTCATAACAATAGGTATTTGTCCTGACTTGTGAGGGTTAGGTATGTCTCTAAGTTTGCCTACTTCTGGGTAATCAGGAGCGAATGTTATCCATCTTCCGTTAGTACCTTTTTCATATTTAGTAACAAGTTCTACTCGTACACCATTGTCTTTATCTTGATAAGGAGTTCCATTATTTCTTAGGTTTTCTACTGCTGACTTTCGGTCGCTGTTTAGGTCTCGTGATGGGCTTCCACCGGTCTTTAACTCGTCGATCAACATCTGGATGTTCTTCGTATTCCATTTCGTGTTCTTCCTTTTCATAATAGCTTCTAAGAATGAAACTGATTCTATCTTGGATACCATTGCCCAATCCATATCTCGGACATCGTTCTTGCCGGGTTGAGGGTAAAAGTTTCGGATTGGTATTAGCCAACAGTCTGGACCAATGTATTCATCGTCTATTCTGTAGTCATAGAGTATAGGTTGCGCACCATATACAGATGCGTATACTCCACTCATGCGAAGCTTAGTTAATAAGTCGAATTGTGAATTAGCATGCTTGTATACATACTTATTCATTATTAGATTCATTAGTACTGCAGCGCCATCATCTTCACTTTCAAGTGCATAGATTTTTCCAGTAGGTAATTGAGATGCAACTCTAGCTTGTCTTTCGAATACTAGAGTAGATAAGTGAGCATCAGTAACGTGTGACCTAGTAGATTTGAGTGAATAAGAATCAGATAGTCTTCCAATTAGTAATCGTTCTTTGTCTGGCCATGTTGCTCGTATAACAGCAGTATAGTTCCATGAAGAAGTCTTCTGCTTTATTAATTCAGAAGTTGATGAGTCAGTTGTGTTTGTATTTTTTTGTTTAGTAGCCAATGCAGATACCTCGTATTAGAGTTATCACATCGGCATGTCCTAGTGTTGTCCGCATTATACCATTATCATGTTAATGAGTCTATTTTTTCCTTAGCATCTTCAATCAGCCAATTGTATGCATCCATTGCATCCATAGATATGTCACTTGTATTTGAGTATTCAGTTCCATTGTATGTAAATGCGTATTTGTAAAAGTAGTTTCCATCGAATGATAAGTTTACTGTTATACCTTTGTATGTGTGTTTCATTGTTGCTCCTTATAGTTTCTTAAAGTCTTGTACTTGCATGATGTTAGCTCGACCATGCTCATCAATAATCACGTTAAATCCTAGTGTTGTTTTCCTACCAATCGATTCACTTGATGCAGTTGCAGCTTTAAATAAAGTTAGTATGTTACTTACTGCTACTACATTAGGGTCTTTCTCTGTAAACTTCATAGTCGATGTATAGTTGGTGTCTATGCTTGTTATCTGACCACCATGTCTTTTTATAAATACTTGTAACTGTCCGTAATCTTCCATACGATCCATCTGCAATGAGATAAGACTAAGTGCTTCTTGTTTTGTCATAATAATTTAGCCGCCTTTTTACCTGCTCTTAAAACACAAAAGATACCGTTTTCTTGTTCTATATCTCTATAACCTATTGAAAAGATTTCTTTTTCAAATCTGGCGTACCATTCTTTACCTGTCATTAATTCATTTTTTGTTGGTTTATAGTTTTTTGGAATATTTTTCTTAATCATATATAAAACCCATCCGAATCAAATAGCTTTTCACTTGGCATAGTAACTCTAGAGTAATCAATAGGTCGTTCCTCTGTCTGATACATCTGCCATGCTCCGGCTAGACTCATTATTAAATCATCATGCGCTCCACTCTCGGCTTGAGCTTTCCAACTACTGCTGGTTTGAACTACTACGAAAGCAAACATTTCATTGATAGTTGGTCGATCATAGATTGTTAGTAATCTAGTATCTATAGCGTCTTTAAGCATTGATAGCATTACAGGTCTAGTAGCTGAGTTAGTTGTCCATCCTAGTTTAGGTGTACTGACTGTTGAATCAGTTGAACCAACGTTCTTCTTTTCTTGATAGATTAAATACTTACCATTGCGATTGAGTCCTGCTAAACGTTCTAGTTCATAGACTCCACCATTGTTACGTTCGAAACATACAACTGGTTGTACACCTGTTACTTCATAGATTCGTTCTAATTCATGATGTAGTGCCGGAGTCATCTCAGTAGCTATGGTCTGAGCATGATAAACAATAGGTACATCTACTTTGTCTTTACTAAGAAACTGTGCAGCACAATAGTCTATCCCACCTGCTGCTGTATCAGCGAAGCATACTATAAACTCACCTCTTTGTAGTTCTCTATAACGTCTAAAGTTCATGATATAAGCCTAGTTTGTATAAGTACTTCATCTTTTTTAGTCAGCCAATACTTAATCCTTGCTTCTGCAATCGGTATGTATTCTTCAGTTAGTTCTACGCCCTCAACGTGTTCCCAACCTGCTTGTAATGCACCTATCATTTCTGAGCCTGAACCACTAAATGGAACTAAAAGTCTGCCGCCTGTTGGTGGTTTGATTAGGTTAGCTAGGTATTTGGTTAGAGATAGTGGTTTAACTGTTGGGTGGTGGTTAGCTGTAACTTGACTATTCATTTTCCTGTAATAAACTTCGCCCAAACATTCAGTATGGTTATTTGTACCATTGAGAGTTTTGTTGCAAGTCTTACATACTGGACTTTGGCTATAATTACCAGCAACGAACTTATCATTTTCAAACCCCTCTAGCCCTGCATTACGTTCACTTTTACTTGCTTTAGCTGTGTAGAAGAAACGAGCAGCAGAACCTGAACTTGCAGGATTAATTACTCGTCTAGCGTATTGTTTACTATAAGTATTAAAAGTATCTGGGTCATAACCTTTGGTTATACTATTCATAGCTCCACTCTTTGTCTGTGGAAACAACCCTACTACTTCATCAGAGCCATCGTGGATTAGGTTGGCAGGGAAGCGACCAGTAGCAGTTACTTCTATGTCTTTAGGTTGCCAGTTATCGTCTCTGAAAGTACCTACATCTGGTTGGTTAGCACTCATACCCTTATAGGTTCGTGTTTCTGTTCCTACCCTACTCCCATCTATATTCAACCCACCAGTACCATATTTAAGAGCGTTCTGTGCTACTGTTCCCTCAATATGTTTACGAGCTAGTACACAAGGTTCGTGAGCAGGTTTAAGAGCTGTACCGTAGCCTTCGTAGGGTGATGTGCCTTTAGTTGATTGAACAGTCATTGATCCTTTTTTATCCATCAAAGCATTGTTGCGTATGTCGTGTGTTTGATACTCGCCAGTTACTACTCGCTCATTACCTTGTATTTTATCTACTGCCTTACCTATGTTCAACGATTTAGGAAATCCGCTGCCATACACCCACTCAATCATATCTCTAATCTCAAACCCTGCATCTTCTATAGCTACTGCCATGCGGTGATAAGTTCTAGAACCTGAGAACGCTAATAAGTGTCCACCTGGTTTAAGTATGTTAAACACTGCTTCCCACATATCTTTGTTAAACGCTATACCAGTGCTGTCCCAACTTTTACCCATAAATCCTAGTTCATAAGGTGGGTCGCATAATACAGCGTCAAATGGTTCGCCAGTGTAGTTTTTAGCCCATTCGTATATGTCTGCGTGATTTATGTTGTATGTCATACAGTTACTGGCTCCTTAGCTTGCTTCAAATACCATTGCATAGAGTCAGAATCAAAGAATGGTTGTCCACTAGTTATAAATGCAATTTCAGGTGTTCTTGGATACTCTTGGTTGAATAACCTATCACCTAGTTCTCTTCGTTTTAGTTCAAGGGTTGGTTCATCATAGAACTTGGATGCTTCAAAGAATAATGGTTGGTAGGCCGTATTACCCAAGACTGAATCATCCCAGAGTGTTTTAAATGAATTAAAACCATTGGCTGTTGTTTCGATGACAAGTTTACCTGTTGGCACGACTGCTTGTGCTGCTCCAGCAAGTAAGTTAGGCAAGTTCGGGTAGAATGCTGCTTCAGACAAGTGCAAGTTGGTAATTGTCCTTGATCTTCCGAAATCTTGTTCTTGTGCTGTTCCGATGGTGTATGTTGCATTGTTAGCTCCATTTACTAATTGATACTTAGAGTTGTACTTCAAAGGTACTTTCGAACCTGTTGCATTCTCAAAAGCTTTTATATACCACTTAACTCTAGCTAGTAGTGATTGAGCATTATCTGCTTTATCAGCTACTACAACTGAGTTAGTGTTTTCTTTTAGAATAAAGTCCAGTGTAAATGCCGCTAAGATTAAGCTTGAGAATCCTTGCTGTCTAGCTTTTAGAATAATATCTCGGTTAGATGATTGTTTCACATAAGAGCGTTGTATCTTGTTTAATATAAATGGTACTTCTGTATTATCTTTATTAACTATCGTTAGATACTTTTCTATACCAATGGCATAGTTGTTATATACCGATTGATTTTCGGACATCTTCAGCCACCTGATTAAAATTGATGTTTACAGTTTGGTTATTAGTGTCACCTTGGCTGATGCCCATGAGCTTCAATGCTCGGTCTGATCCTTTGAGTTGTATATCTATATCGTCTACTACTTCAGCAAATGCGTCTTCATCTTTGCCAGTTATAAGAACCTTAGTAGCAACCAGTGCTTTGCCAATAGGAGCAATAGCCTTATCTAGTGTTATGCCGTTCTTTTCTAACGCTACCTGTAGTGCTTCTTGCACAGTAGGGTTTCGTAGTGCTTCATGTGCTATAACTCTGGATGATTCAGGATTAGTGCCATAGCCAGCTTCTTGCCCTGCTAATTTTATTGTTTTACCTTGTGCAATTCCCTGTACAAGTTTGGTCTGTTTGACTGTTAGTCTTTTAGTCTTAGGTTTAGTTGTCTTAGTCGTTTTAAGTTTGGTAGTCGCCATTCATTCACCTTATTCATGGCCTTAAACATTCAATATAGACATAGGCGACCTAGCATAAGAGTGGGAACAGAAATGCTAGGTTACCATAGAAAGGTTGGGTTTTGTGATAACATCACCCATGCCTGTATTTAATAATTTAAGAGTCCTACCCGTGTTGTTTTAATCATAACAAAATATATGCTATCGTTCAATGCTAATGATAAGTAATACTGCTACTACAATTCCAAAGAACAAACTTCCAAATATTTCCAGCATTAATCCATAATCCATTACTGATCCTCTATAGGTTCTATTACTTCTGTTTGTGCTTCTATCTTTATTAATCGTTCTTCAATAGCTTTCTGCATTGTTTCTTGTCCTAGCCTTTTGCTTCTCTTTGCATCGTTATACTGTTGGGCTTCAAGATTGCTTCTTCTTATAGCTTCCTCTCCACCACCATGTTCGTGACTCATTGTTTCTCCAATGCTTTTAAATTATTTAATGCTTCGATACTTGATGTAATTCTTTCTTGTTCTATGATTTTCAATAACTTATGAATTGTATTTATACGTTGATGAAAATAACCGGTTGGAGTTTTGTCTAATTCTTGCCAGGAAGGTATTGTTTCAACTAACTTTCCAATTAAATCACTCATAAAATACCTCCAGAAGTCATTTGTGCATTCATATCTATGTTGAGAAAATGTAATAAGTATATGATCAATGCAACTATTGCAATTAGTCCTAAGATGCATATAACAGCTAATACTTTCATAGTGTTGCTATTCCTTGTTGAATAATTGGCACTTGCATGTTTAATGCTCTTATAGCTACTTCACCAACTAACCTTCCAATTTCAGATGTACGCATTTCATAAGTTGCCTCATGTAATATGTTTTGTAATGCAAAGATACTTTTTATTGGATTGTCTTTAACTGGTTCATAATTCTTAGAAATGTAGTCCAGCATATATGTGTCAGGTAGTGGTACTTGTTCTAATACATCATGTAAGTGAGTATGAGCTGTCTTAAACATTGGTACGATTAGTTCCGGGGTTTGTCTTAATCTTCTACTTGATTCGAATGTACCCCAGATTCTACTTGGATACAGTACATGATGCTTTTCAACTTTATTCATCGTCTGCCCTCCCTGCGTCTTTAATGATTAGATAAATAGCTATTACTGTAAAAATAAGCAATGGCCATAGTGTTTTTAATAACAGAACTACGAAATCAGTTGTACTAATTGTTGTCATTTGGTCTTTGTATCCTGTTTATTCTTTTTTTCATTCTTTCAAGCATCAGTTCATACTCTTTATCAAAGTCGAATGGTTCAATATACTTTTTATCTTCAAATGATATTTCTGTTGTTATTTTTTTTGGTCCAGTTATATATTCCATATTTCCACCTTTTTATTTAATCTTCACCGTCTTGGTGAGTACACATTCCTTCGCTACAGTCGTGATGATTCCAACAAGTAGACATCCCATCGTCTTTGCCTACAGTTCTACAGGTACATCCGTCTGCATTTCTTTGTTGTTGTTCTATCGTTAATAAGTAGATGAGTTGATCTGCTGCTTCGTTAATAGCTTCATCGAGTAAGTGAGGTTTAAGCCACAACTTGCCACCATGTTCTTTCTGTCCTGTTCGATACTTTGTGTCTATCTTGTCTGTAATAGTTTCAAGTAACATTGTTAAATGTTGTTCGTGGTCAGGATTCATAAGTCTTTGATCCTAATCTTTTTGGTTTGACCAGTAATTGTATTTCGGTATGTATAGAAAATTAATCCTTTTTTAATTAGTTTGTATCCCTTGCGACTAATCTTGCCACCTTTTGCTCCGGCTGTTACTGCTTTTCCCTTATCGAAATGGAATCCACCAGTTGTGCCATTCTTTCCACCAATACTTCCAATATTTGCGTAAAAGTCTTCTCCGTATTTCTGTTTGTTAGTTATCGCAGCTTGTTTGCCACCTGTACTATTTCCTGCCATTAAATTGTTTCCTTTATATTATTGATAAACTTGATAGCTTCTTCTGCTCCTTTACAAACTTTGGCTGGGATATTGGCTAGGTTTAGCTTCTCAATCCATGCTGTTTGTTCTTTAGAAGTTACGCTACCTTTTGTACGTTTCATTTCAATAGCAATTAGTTTGTTATTGATGATGATAAATAAATCTGGTATTCCTTTTACTACCCCCATTTCCTTGTTCTTACGTTTTTGATTCCAACTTTTGGTATAAGTTTCATTAGGTGTATGCCAGAAGTCATAATTCTTAAGCCGGCAATATTCAACTACTAATCTCTGTTCTACTTCTTCAGTAGGAGTGACGAGACTCATAGTAGTCCTCCATTGATTCGATCATTACAAGTAGTTCATATATGTCACGCATCTGTTTTGTTGTTGGTCGATCTTCTCGGCTAGTTGCCCAATGGTTAAGTGCATCAACAATGGTGTATAAGTTTGTCTCAGTAAGAACTAATTTTGTTATCATGCTACGTCAGCCATTTCGTTTTCTTCGATAAGAAAGTATCTGAAGTAACCCATGTATTTATTGTTTGAGTAAACTCGTTCAGCTGTTATG